GATCAAGCGGTTCGCCATGCTGGTCTGATCATCTGTGAAGTACACAGTCATCTGACCAGTGCCTGATGCATAACTCGGCTGAGTCTTCCTGAATGCCACGTACTTGCTAGAGCTTTGCTCTCCGCAAGGCAGTGTGGTCACGTCGAGATCTTCCCTTGAAATCTCAAGGGTGAATTCGCGGACCTGACAAATGGCAGCAAACTCGGCGTAGCTGATCTTGATATGGTTGGCTGCACCAGGGGTGTTAGCCGATCCAGTACCACCATCACCCTGCAACGTCACAGCAGCGCCGCCACTGGTAGAAGAGACTGAAATGTTGTTGTTGCCAGGGTCGATGGCAACAATGTAATAGGTGTCACCTGCGGTCAGTGCACTGTCGAGGTTGGCAGTGCCTTCAATGGTAAAGACAACTGGATCACCGACCTGATAATCATTGTCCGTTGGAACAGTGACGTCTGTGCCAGCCGGAAAATCAGTGAAATCCTCTAGGCAAAATTCAGTGCCTGCGGGTTCAAAAAAGACTGCCCCATCTTGTCCAGTAAGGGCAGAAGCATTACATGCAATGGGCACGTTGGCCTCCTAGTAAAGATCAGCGGGGGCGGTAGGGCGGAGCAAGGGGGCTTGCTGTCTGAATCTTAATGCCGCTAGGGAACCGTAATGCTTAGCCCTTAGCTGTAAACGGCGCGGAGACTGCAGCCAACGCCAATGGGTTATCCCCTGTCAGAACAGGCACCGGGCCCTCTACTGGCCCCAAATTAAAACGCACAGCATTAGGGTCTGACTGCGCTTTGAGCGTATTTAGCACCGTGATGCCAACAGTCGCCATCTCATCCAATCGTTTCATCCCAGTTGCTCTTGGGGTGTAACACGACAGGGAGACGTTGCCCCGAATAGTTTCTATCCCGCTCTCAGCAGGACAAAGCACAGGTGAAATTAATTCTGGATAGCTCAACGACAAAATCACATACTCTTGACCGGGTGGCTCTTCCTGCACGTTGTCATAAACCACTGGTACAGCAGGTGTCATCGCTGCATAGGCATCAGTGATTGCTACCTCTATTAATGAACGGATATTGGTCAGACTCATTGCAGCTTCCTTAGTGAACGGGTCATAGCGTCTTCTAACCTCTTGCTATTTTGATTCACCGTTGCGGTGTACCAGGCTGCGCCAAACCCACGGCCGTTTTTGCCGTATACAGGATCATACGCAACACGATCAGCGTAAGGCACATTATTGGTGATATACCAAGTGCCATCAGCTTTGATTTTGCCTTCATACTCTGGCTTTGATTGTTTCTTTGCCCCTGGGGGTGCCCAATCTGCGGGTCGAACTTCATTGCTCGGTTGAGACTTGGTGATGTAAAAACTACTGGCCAATCTTCCGGTATCAATTGGTGCTCGGCTAGTTAGGAGTCCCTGCGTCTCTTGGACAAAATCAGAAAACCCCTCATCAACGGCTTTGTCTAAGGCTTTAAAGAAGTCGTCTGGATTCTTGTAAACAGTCATCAGGCTTTCCTCGCTGTGAGCTTGGCTGCGTACTTCAGATCACCAGCAAACATTGGATCAATATTCTCGATCTTCCAACGTGAGCCCTCATACTCCAACAGATCATTTGTCGTTGGCCATATATCTCCAATGCCCTTCAGGTTGACCCAGGCCATCAGAGTCTGTGGGCCAAGCACGCCACCCTCTTCAATGTTGCTCATTTTGGTGACAGCACCTGCAGCCGCATAGACAGTTTCTGTCTGCGATGTCTCCCCAGTAGCAGGGCTGTACCCAGTGACACGCCTGATATAGCTCAGGCTTTGAACCCTGAATACATCAACCAACTCATCCGCTAATGGCCTCGCCCATTCATCCTGAGATGCCATCTCAACCCCCGTTATAAGAGCCTGGGCCATACGGACCCTGAAGGATCCGCGTTAGCTCTTGCACGCTAATCCCCCATTTCCTGGCCAATCCATAAGCATCACCCACCCAGTAAAACGAACTGGCGCAGATCATGTATTCCCGTTCGGTCTGAGCCGGGTACGGATTAGGGACAGGAATCGTCATTTCTTTTTCCTCTTGGGCTTTGCCTTAGTTGTAGGACGAGGCTTGGGGCCATATTTCTCAGACCACTCACGGGCTAACGCAGGCTTATTGGCCCACAGATACCGCTTTTGCTTCTCGCTTTTAAATGGCATCAGGCCCTCACGCGATTGATGATCCCACTCTGACCGTAATTCCCGTCCAGCCAGCAAGACAGCGTATCGATCAGCCACGGGAACTTCTGCAGCACAATCGGGGCGCTAACACCGACTTTCGTGCCTACATCAGACGGCGCGAAGAACGTCTGTTCCAACTCACCTAGCTTCTGCTTCTGCACTGCACCACGCTGAGGCGTAGGCGTTGGCACCCCAGGGATGATGGCATTTGGATCGTTGAACAGATTCAAAGCCAGATAAGCCGTCGCCTGCTCTATCTGCTTTGGTATCGCAGCACAAGTGCAAGTGATCCCTTTGCAGGTGTACCCATTCCGTGGCCACTGGAGCGCCTGCTGCAAATTCGCATCATCCGTCGAAGGTGAACAGCGGATCCCTGAATAGCGCAGAGCTTCTAAGGCAGTCGTAGAAGCCATTAAGGCTTGCTGCTTCTGCTCCTCTGTTAATGCAGTCCAAGCAGCATTATTCAGAGTATTGGCCCATACTCCATCAGCAGCAGCAACAGAGATGTAAGAAGTAGCGTTGCTACCCCCTAGCGTTGCATTAAAGGTCATACCTCGACACTCCAGGCCAAAACCCAACCTTCACTTAGTCGTCTGATTCGCTCATGCCGTGCATCCGCCTTAGGCAAATGCACCACTGATAAAACCCCGTTGCGGTAGAAGTCCATACGAATCAAACCGACCATGAGGGAAGATCAGCTAATGCAGTCTATTGCCCCTACGAAGCGGCAATAAAAAAGAGGGGGGTTGCTTAGGCCCCCCTCCAACACTCGATGCAGCCAGGGCTTTCGATCCTGACTCTTAAACAGTACCGCCGAATGGTGAGTTGGTCACCAGTTCAACAACACCACAGAGTTGTGGCACTTCATAAGCCAATGACCAGTTGGTAGGAGTACCAAGCTGAGCATTGGTAGGACCGTCAAAAGAGGCAGCCCATGAAACGCCAGGCAGGTGCATCACGTTGTTATACGTGACAGCCATGATGTCCTGCAGGGACAAGATGTTGCGCTGAGTCTCGATGTTCATCGGGAACTGAGAGCCAGTCTTGATGGCGCCATCATCAAACAGATAAGACACAAACTGTTGTGCCTGACCTGCGGTGCCACGGATAGGCATCTGGCTGTCAACTACAACACGCAGACCAGCAAACCAGCCAATCTGAGTGTTAGTGACGCCAACGCCACCACCACCCCAGGTGATGTCACCACCAGCCACCATCGAATCGGTGGAGAAGGTCAACATACCGATCTGCTCCAGATACGCAGCACACAGAGGGTGCATCGCAATGGCATTCAGATCGTTGGCCCGCTCAGAGAGCAGATACTTGGCTGCAACAACGTTTTGTGCAGTCAAATAGTTGGCTTCGGTCAGTGCGCCAGCATCAGTGTTGGACACGTCCAGGCTGTTGGTAGCGGCCAGAGGGCCAGCAGGACCAATGATGCCCTGAAGCATGAACAGGAGCTTCTGCTCCATCTTCCGCGCCATGTCCGTCGACAGCTGGCTGCGAATAGCATTCAGCGCATTTTCGCCGGTCTGAACCTCTGAGAGGTCATCCATCGCGAAGGATGCACCACGGGTGGTAATCGTGGCGTACTGAGTGCTAGCGGTGGTCTTCTGAGTGGTATAGAAGCCAGCGCCGTTCGTTCCCCAATCATTGGAGGACTGAACGTTCTCTTCTGTGTAATCGAGGGGATCGAAGAAAGGAACTTCAATCCTGCTACCGATCGTGTTATTCATCCGGCCATCAGTGGCCAGAATGCCGGAACGTACAAAAGCAGACTTCTGGAAAATCTCCTCAATCAGATATTTCTGAAAAGGAGCCGAAGTCGCCAGCCTTGTTAGTGAACCAATGTCACTGGTAAAGACTGACTGATTAGGACTGGTTCCGGCGTTACCTTGAAAGACGCCCATTTTTCAGGAAAAGTAAGGGTTGGCTAATGCGGCCACGGGCCTATTTTTTGCCTGCCTCAGCCTTGAAACGAGCAGCCAGAGCTTGTTCTTCTGGCGAACCCGCTTCAAGTCTTACAGCAGTATCAAAATCTCCGGTCAAATAAGGATTAGGAATCCCAGAAGTTGCCGAAGGTTGGGAGCCAATCGCACCACTACCGCGAGCGCCTGAAGCTTGGAATTGATACGCCCAGGCACTGCCTGGAGCTTTTAATCCTTCGACGTATTGATCCAAAGTACGCTCGACGCCCCCATCGAGAGCACCCACGGATCCATCGTCTCGAAGCACTAAATCACTTTTCCGTAGTTCAAAAAGATGCTCACCGTTGATTGCTCCCTTCTGATTGAAGACAGACAAGGCGGCATTTTTTAAACGCTCCTGACGAACTGCTGCATCACGGGCCTTGAGTTGGGATTCCATCTCATCAACCTGTTTCTGCAACTCATCAAAACGCTCTAACCGAGCAGCTTGGTCAGGATCGAGAGCGCGGGAGCTAACCGCTGCTTTCTTAACCTGTTTCTCGGCTTGTGCTGCACGTTCGTCAGCGAGTCTCCGTTGCTCGCGATAAGTAGACATCTCCTTGGCTAGCTCATTGTTATGAGCGCGAAGACGTTCGACTTCCGCTACCAACTCTGGAGGCACAGCCACGGGCTGTTGAGTGTTATCGCCCACGGGGCTCAACTCATTGCTTTCAGACATACAGGGTGTTGGGCAATTGAAGATCCACGGGATCTAACACAGAATATAACCAATCAGAAATAACAACATCTCAACAACGCGCCTACGCTCAGGTTGTAATTGCCAATTAGTAATGAGAAAGGTTCTTGCGGCTGTGTCGGCATTGGCGCTCTTTGCGCCAGCTGCTGCAGCTCAACCTGTTGTCGATCCCCAAGGGGGCATCAGTCGTGATGCCTATGGCGTCAGGCAGTGTCACGATTACGACGGCAACTGGGGTCAATACGTCTGCTACAACACCAAGACCACCAGTTGGATCAGCGTGGCGGGCATTCTTCCAGTGCCTATCACCCGCACGAAGTACCGCACCCATCAGGTTGATTGTCGTCTGCCCCATCCTGGGAATTCATTGAGGGCTCAGGTTGCTCGGGTTTACTGTCCTCAACTTCCTGGGCTGGCACCTGCCCCATTCCTCAGTTTGCGCTAGATTGATCACACGCCGACCAGGACAAGGACCAGCAGCTTCGGCTACGACCTGCTCCCCCTGGCCCGCGTAAGTGATTCCCAGGAAGGACCAGTTAGCTGCTCCCCCTGGCCTCACACTTCAGAGCCGCCTTCACGGGCGGCTTTGTTGTGGGGCCGGAGTGGTTAGCTGTTTGAGGGGCCTCAGTCGCACAGTCGCTGCATCAACCGTGTTCAGTGGTCCAGTGCTGCCAGGCATGTTGATGATCGTCTTCTGCATCGCTTGCGCCGGAGTCTTTCCAGCCCTTAGCCATGCTCTGAAATCAGCCGCTCGTTCAGCACCACCTTGACCACCACCAAAGAACATCGCCTGCGTTTCATTATTGGACTGAGACAAATAATCCCCATAGGTCACACGGCGCTGATTCGGCCCAGCATCAAATTGCTCCACTCTGCGATTTAATCGCTCACCTTTGACCTTGACCTTCGAGGCGTAATAGCCAGAGGACAGAGCCCGCCTGCGTTCTGCGCCCCGTAACTGACTGATCGGTACGCCTCCATAGGTGAACTCTTCTTCCTGTACCTCTACCCCATAACGGACATCCTCTCTCTCTGTCCGGTTGATCAATACGACCTGACAGCGACAGTTGAAATGCAGAGGCCACTGAGGAAAATCTGAGCGCTTCTTACGCACCTTCCCATCTAATGGCGCACAGGCTGGACAGACCCTGGGATCCATTGCAGCCACCCACTCGTAACCCCATTCATCACCCTGAACTGGATTGTCTCGCCAGACCTGCTCATTAACTTGCCGATTCATATCCTGAATCCCAGTGCGGGCAATAGCTTTGGCCCATGCTTGGCTCTCATGCGCCACTGTCCCTTTCTGCCCCAGGGATAAACGCCTAATCCCAGGCCGCTCCACCACACGCGCAATCTGATTCGCTATCTGGGCAGTGGAGTCACCATTCATGATCCCGGCACTGACCTTCTGATTAATGATCCGCAGATTGGATCGGGTAAACGGTGGTGTCGTCTGTGGTGGCCCACCATCTGGGTCATAGCCAAATAGCCGCAGCAAGCTTGTACCTTGCACCACTTCTGATGTCAGAGCCATCCGCGTGAAATTGGGCAGCGTTGCACTAAAAGCAACAGCTTCACTAGCAGCTGGGAGAGCGCCTGCAGCACGGAGCAGACTCATGGCCTCTTTCTCCATCTCAGGCCCTGCTGTCGTCATCTTCCCTACAACTGTTTCAGCCAACGCATCGTTGTAAGGCTGCAGAGCCTGTCTAATTCGTGGCAGATACTGCCTGCGCCATTGCTGCTCTCGTAGCAAGGTCTCCTCAGGCAATTCGCCCACAATCTCTCTGATCTCTGCCATTGCCTGCAAAAAGGCTGGCCTGATCTCTTTATCGATCTCCTTTGCCCAGCGTTCCGCATCAGCTGATTGGCGGATGAAGATCTGGAGTTGCTTGGCGTTCACTGCCTAAACTCCAATTAGTTGATTCAGCTTAATGGCCACAAAGATAATCCAAACCCAGATTGGCAAGACCATTATTGAAACGCCAATTGAAGTAGAAGAACCGACAACCAAACCAAAGCGAGGACGCCCCAGCAAGCAAACCAAAGCTGAGGAAGAGCCCGACAAAACCGAGGCTCCTCCTGCTGAATAAGCTTCCGCATCAGGGCTCTTCAATGGGCACGAAGTCTTCTTCTGTGCCATTGATTAGCTCACCTCCAGTCAGAGCACCCTTGGTATCCACAACATTGGGATAAGGATCCTCACCGAGTTTGGCCCATGAGGTCAGATCTGGATACCAAGTCTGCTCGTCAAAAGCCTCACCGACACTCTGGAAGTAGGAGAGCCGATCGGTGGTGCCCATTGGGCCATCCATGCCGATGAAGTTATTTACGCCACCATCCCAGTGGAGCAGCTCCTGATAGTTCGTCAGGCCATTACCGCGACCGATCGCGAAGTCATCACCAGGATCATTGGCGGCAACATTGGTGGCGTTGACGGTCAAGGTGCCGACTAGCTGAGGAGTAGCTCCAGGCTGACCCTTGAAATACTTCAGGTGCTTGTTGGTGGCTGTGTATTCAAACTGCAGGCGATCGCCGTCGTTAATGGGGCTCCAGGTGTTAATGCCTTGGCTGGCATAACCCGTGTTATTGCTAGCGATATACAACGCTTGGTTCGTGCCACCGCGCCTGATCATCAGCACGTTGTTGCCACTGGCGAACAGGCACTGATATTTGTTGTCTGAATGCTGGGGATAACCAATCAGGGTGATCCCTAACGTCCAATCCTTTGACCAGTCCAGATAACCCACTGCAGTGTTCCCAGCAGTGAAGTTCACATAGTCATCAGCACCATTGAAGGCGATATAAGCAGAAGCCTGCACACCAGAGGGCAAGGTGCTCAGACGCTGCAAAGCTAGATCCCTGAAGGTTGTAAATGCCGCAGCAGGAACGCCCCAAGTCCTCTCCGATAGTTCAGTCTCAACAGTGACGCTAGGGTCAGCGACAAACTCCCATGAGCCACCTGCACCAATCACAGTGGCACGCAGATGGACATCGTCATAATCCAATTCGCCAATGGCTTCAGGATTAGCCAATAGCAGATTGGTTACAACCTCGCTGAGACCCTGCGCAAAGAATGCTGCATAGGTGGCATCAGCATCAGGGATGATATTCAGGCCAGCAACAGGCCCGTCATTCTCGTAGAGATAAATGTCTGGGTTGTAAAGCTGGCCAATGTGAATTCCTTTGTGGCCATCCAGCAAGCCGCCTCGTTTTACAAAGGCTCTGACATACGAGATGTTCCTTCCGGCAATTCGGGTATTGCCCGTTACTTGGTGAAAAACGTCAGCGAAGGCCATTGCTACTGGAAAGAAACCAATAGCAACAGCCTAGTCGCATCATTTCTTCTTAGATCTCCCCTGTGCGCTGGACTTGTTCCCCGAATAGGCCCTACGGCCAGAAGCCTTTTCCGCTCCCTTTGACTCATCACGGCGAGCCTTCATGCTCTGCTTTTTTCTGCCATTACGAGCGCCCAAACTATCGTCTAGACGAGCGTTGTAGCCCTGTTTTTTACGTGCAGCCATTAGAGGAAGAGGAAACTTCTGGCTTAGTCTATTTGGGCAAATTCTTCGGCTTCAGCTTCATCACTAAAGACATAGCGACCTGCAAAACAGAGTTGTGCTTCCATTTGGGATTCATGCCAATGATCTCTGATGCTGCAGTGACCACAATCCAGAAGACTGGGTTTTGTAAAATGTCCATGGTTAATTAGCTCAACACTGTGATCGTAATCGGTCCAGATTGTACGGGAGAATCGCTGGTGTCCACCCCTGAGATGTCGCAATAAATTTGAGCCGTGCTGATGCTGAATCCGGTGTTGTAAGTTGCAGTGGATTGGTTTACGGGGCCTATAAACGATCCGCCGCCAGATGTAGTGCGCCAGTTGTAAACCGCATTGGCTGGAGGTAGATCACCTTCATAAGCAATCGCTAAAGCGACTTCTTCATCCTTGTTTTCTTGGAATGAACCGGCATAAGGTTGATCATTGACTAACAGTTGAGTGGGCCCAATTGTGTAAACCGTCCTGAGAGCATCGACGGCATAAAGCTGAACAGACACCGACTTTGGGCTGTCCTCTGCATCAGTATCACGAAGACCACAAGAGAAACTTAAAACCGTTTCGGCAGTAACAGTAATGTCAACTACGGATCCATCTGCCTGAACATTGGTGAGCGTGTAATTACCCTCACCTTGCCGACAGGTCCATTCATAAGTGATATTGCTCGCGTCACCAGTGTGAGTTACAGCAACTCGGACTGGATCATTCATCAGCACTGTTATAGCCGGTGCAGTGTTGTAGTCATACTCAATATCATTGACAGTGACAGTGATCGGGCCAATCTTGGTCAATGGCGGCACAATCGCGGTCAGATCTGAATTGCTAGCAATGTTTTCCCTCGGGCTAGAAATGGTGGCTTGGCACAAAAGCTTGTTGCCAATCTGTGAATTGTCAACGATGTATGCCGTTCCGGTATCCAGCAATGCCCCATCTTCATTGAGCCACTGATAGCTGGAAACGCTGGATTCATCGCCTCCTCCAGTCCACTGAGGCGCAATGGCAGTCAGGGTGCTATCGACTTTTATTGTTCCGCTAATGCCCGTTTTTTGTGTCACCACAATGTCAGGCACTGGCTCCTCAACAATGGTCTTAGTGGCCGAATTGGAATTGATGCTGTTGTCCGGCACATCCCAAAGGCTGGAGCTATCAACACAACGCGTCTGGGCTCTTACCTGCTTGCCATAAAACTGATCACCATCGGGGATCGTATACGACAGACCAGTCCCTACATTCTCCCACTTCTCGCCTTTCATCTGCCATTTGTAAGTCAGCTCATAGGGCGTGGTACC